GTGGGGTGCTATTGACTGGGATAATAATATTTGGGTATATCGTGAGTTATATGCAAAACACTTGACAGCAGACGATTTAGCCGATAAAATATTAGAAGCAGAACAACTAGACCCTACTCCACATTATACAGTTCTTGACTCCTCTTGTTGGAATAAAACAGGATTTGGTCCTTCGATTGCAGAGACGATGATGAGAGCAGGTGTTCGTTGGACACCTTCAGATCGTAACAGGCTACAGGGCAAGATGGAAATCCACCGCCGTTTAGCCAACGATCCGTACACAAATGAACCTCGACTAAGAATTTTTTCAACCTGTCAACACATTGTAAAACAGTTGGCAGGTATTCCATTGTCTAAATCAAACAGTGAAGACGTAGACACAAAAGCAGAGGATCACGCATACGATGCGTTGCGTTACATGCTCATGACACGTACCAGCGGGTACACATCCATCCACAAACAATTAGGTGCAATTAAAAATCAAGTGCACCAAGTTCAAGATGAAGTATTTGGTTACTGATGGCTATTGACTCAGCAACATTTGCTAAAAAGGCACAAGAGGGAACTCTTACGGTTTCTGAAGCCGTATCATATGCTTTAACGCACGGACGAATTGATTCTGATAGTGCACGAAGTAGAATCAAGGCACTACGTTCTGGTTTTAAGAACATGGGTCTAGACTATGATATGCTGTATAAGGACCTTAAACTTCCTGAAAATTTAGGCCTTTTTAATCGTGAATTAAGTCCAGACAAGTCTAACCGATTTACTAATCTTCAAGCACTTGAGAGTGCACTTCAACCAGCAATGACGAAGTTTAACCTTCGTACTATTACTGAACCGTTTGAGGATGGTTTAGAACAACTTACATATCCTCTTCTTGCAGGTGATACAGGATATGCTAAACAAATAGGTCTTGGTGGCACACAGCGTACAGGTCTCGCACAAGAACGACCTATGGAAGGTGTTTTAAGTAAACAAGATTTAGATAGAATTTACGCATCTAATCTTTCTAAAATTGCAGACGATTATGGCCAGCCTGTTGCTGATCTTATGTTGTATCACAAATCTACTGCAACTCGACCAACACAACTTATTAATTTAAAGAAAAGTGATATTAGGATCACGGACACAGCGGTTAATATTAAAGGTAAAAAGCCTAACCCAAAAAATAAAAAAGATAAAAAGTTTCGTCCAGAATTAACGTTTGATATAAATACTCCTGAAGCAAAGGCTATAGTTAACAGTTATAATACGTCTACCACTGATTTAGTCTTTAACGTTACTGAGCAAGAATTAGATACGGCTTTTAACAAGTATATTTCTCCAGAACTGGAAAAATTTAGCGATGTCTTACCTCTAGCTGACACAAAGATAGAGGACGCAGAAGGCAACGTAACTATTGGACAAAAGCCCGTAACAACAAAGTCAGCTATTCGCGCCATTGTTCCTAAATATCTTATAGACGAATTTAACGTTCCTGCAGATATTGTACAAGGTGTAATGGGCCACAAGGACACTTCAATCCTAGCTACAAACTATACTGGGTCACGTCCTACAAAAGACATACCTCTGATTCTTAGTAACCCGTCTGAGTTTTCTATAACAGGATTCGGCGGTTCAGGGATGGCTGGGTTTAACATCTATTCGGCAATGACACCAGAACAACGGGCTGCATTAGGCGACAAAGAATTTAAACGTCTTATGGCAGCAGCCAACGTAGAAGAGGCAGAAAGATTAGCTGCTTTAGCTAAAATCGATCCCGCTGCAATTAAAAAGGGTATAGATATACAGACACAAATTGATATATATAAAACCAAAAAAGAAGCGGAAGTAAAACTTGCACGAGAACAAGCACGTACAGAGGTAAAGCAAAAGGCAAAAGCAGCAGAAGGTATGTCTTTCTTTGACAGTGTTATTAGTAGATATGGACCTTCTAAAAAAACTTTAAAATCTATTGCAGCCCTTCCGCTTGTAGGCGCACCTATAGCAGGTGTATTTGAGGCTAGAGAGGCTCGTTCAGGAGGCGCAGATATGCCTGAAGCACTGCTTGCAGGTGCAGGTGAAGCGTTGCTGCCAATTACTCCGTCTGATATTGAGACGGGCAAAGCGGCTGCTGGTTATGTTGGCAGTCAAATGCAAGAACTGATGGAAAGACCATCAGAAGCAAATCCACAAGGCTCAAGCCTCACAGATCAGATGCGTTCTATGTTGGGCCAAGGCGGTGGATTCAATTTTAACTAAATAGTGGGAGAGTACCATGCAGAACAACTACAACTACGGTGCAGCTTACATTATGTCATCTGACGAAACTTCTGTTGATGACCAAATGGGTGCTGATAAATTGTATCGTGAAGGTCTCGAGTTTGACACTCGGGCTAAAACTGATGTTCTAACGGAAGACATGCCAAAGAAACAAACAAAAACTGCTGTCGATCCGTCTGTCATGAAAATGGCAGAAGAACGCGATTACTAAGGATTACTAATGTCTGATAACTTTTTGGGACCTGCTGACGATACGGCTGTGCCTCTGGAAAATCCAGAAGAGCAACTTCCGGGTCTTGCTGCGTACGTTCAGTCTAGATTTGAAGATTCAGAGAATGGACGATACGCATATGAGCAGCGTTGGCTTCAAGCATATAAGAACTTTCGTGGCATCTACGATTCTACAACACAATACCGTGATTCTGAACGATCTAAGGTATTTATCAAGATCACTAAAACTAAAGTTCTTGCTGCATATGGGCAGATCGTTGACATTTTGTTTTCTAACAAAAAGTTTCCCTTAGTTATTCAGTCTACCCCTGTTCCAGAAGGCATTGCAGAATTTGCTCATCTACAAACACAAGCAGATGAGATTGTTCCTGATGCGTATGGATACAAAGGAGATGGTCGTGAATTACCACCGGGAGCAATAGAAGCGTCTCCACCTTTAGATTATTTAGGTGGATTAAAGGATCGTTATCAAAACGCTCCTATTAGACCCGGCCCATCTCTTGTTGGAGAGCCACAAATTTCTCCTGCACAAGAAACAGCTTTGAATATGGAAAAGCAAATTCATGATCAGTTGCTTGATACAAGTGCAGTAAATGTGTTTCGTAAAGCTATTTTCGAATCAGCTATGCTTGGCACAGGTGTTATAAAAGGTCCTTTTAATCACTACAAACGCATTCATAAGTGGGAAACTACACCCGAAGGTCGCACGTACGTGCCTTACGAAAAAGTAGTGCCTCGCATTGAATACGTATCTACTTGGGATTTTCATCCTGATCCCTCTGCGACATCAATCGAAGACTGTGAATACGTTATCCAACGTCACAGAATGAATAGATCACAATTTCGTGGTTTAATTTCTCAACCGTATTTTTACAAAGAAGCAATCGAAGAGTGTCTTGCAAAAGGTCCTAACTACGAAGATAAGTATTACGAAGATACTATTCGTGAAGATGAAACAGAACCTTACTACGCCAACAATCGCTACGAAGTATACGAATATTGGGGTACTTTAGATGCAAAGATGGCTAGAGAAGCTGGGCTAGAAGTATCAGATTCTCTTAGCGAGTTTGATCAAGTTCAAGTAAATGTTTGGACTTGTGGAACAATAGTTATTCGTTGTGTCTTAAATCCATTTACTCCAGCACGTTTACCCTATCATGTATTTCCTTACGAAATTAATCCGTATCAAATATGGGGTGTTGGTGTAGCTGAAAACATGGAAGATGCACAGTTGTTAATGAATGGTCATGTTCGTATGGCTATTGATAACCTTGCTCTTGCTGGTAATCTCGTGTTTGACGTGGATGAGGCTAGTCTTGTTCCCGGTCAAAACATGGACATCTTTCCGGGTAAAATTTTCCGTCGTCAATCTGGTGTTACTGGAACAGCAATTAATGGTCTTAAGTTTCCGAATACTGCTGGTGAAAACATTCAGATGTATCAAATTAGCCGTCAACTTGCAGACGAAGAAACAGGACTACCTTCGATTATGCACGGTCAAACGGGAGTTAGTGGTACAGGTCGAACAGCATCAGGACTTTCCATGCTGCTTGGTGGAGCCAGCTTGTCCCTTAAGACTGTTATAAAAAACATTGATGACCATTTGTTAAAACCTTTAGGTGAAGCATATTTTCAGTGGAACATGCAGTTTAACGAAGAGGCACCTGAAATTGAAGGTGACCTAGAGATTAAACCTAGAGGTGTAGCAGCAGTTATGCAGAAAGAAGTACGCAGTCAGCGTTTGACTGCATTACTTCAAACGGTAGCAAATCCAATGCTTGCTCCATTCATTAAAATTCCTAACCTGATGCGAGAGTTAGCTATTGCACAAGACATTGATCCTGACAGTCTTGTAAATGATGTTAATGAAGCACAAATTTTTGCAGAAATGTTGAAAGGATTAGCTAATGCTCAACAAGAAGCAAGCCAGCAAGGTCAG